AGGGCTAATCTACGAGAACGATCGTCAGGTTAAGGAGAGGCATTGCTACTGGCATCTAGACAAGGAAGAGCCGAGGGCGGAGATCTTGATTGAGTCTATAGAAGATGTCGAGCCAAAAAAGAAGCCCCGAAAGACGCAAGCCAATCGGGGCTAATCAAGGAGAGGAGAGCTACATGAACAACGTAGCGTTTAAATTATACGGCATCCCTCAAAAATATATTTTCAAAAAGCTGTTGACATCCTAAAAAATCATGTACACTGCGAACAGTTGCCGTAGGAAGTGACTAGCGAAAACCGTTTACTCATGCCTCTTCTACCTTCGGGTAGTTCCTACAGGGGGCAGTAGTAAGCGGTTTTTTTTTACTTTTTTTGGAGGGAAAGCTGCCATCAATGTGGGTTCATCCACGAGCGGCAAGTACCTCCACCACATTTTGGAGATGAACACATGACACGAACTGAATACCGCAAAGCCCAACGAACCCGCATTGCTGCAGAGCAATCTGCAATTGCTAGAGAACTAGGCTTACCAAAAGGTCTTATTCAGTTTGCAAAGCGTCACGGTGTTTTGCCGGAAGCGATTCGCAATGAGCGTTTGAAGTACCCATACCCTATGTAAGCTGGGTTTTAAACCGTACTCCACACGATAGCAAGCGTTCAACCTGACGGCGTGGAAGAAAAGGGTACACGGTATGCGACTGTGTGATTGATGATGATGAGTGTGCAGACTGATGCACGATGGGCACAGGTAGCCATCCCTGTTTTCTCTGTAATCGGTTACGGCTGCTACATGCGGCTGAGGATTACAAGCTGGATTTCAGTACCAGCCATCATCATCAATCACATAGGCTAGGGGGCAGTTCCCGAACAATCCGTGCGACTGGTCTTATATGCAAGTCGAGGGGTGCAGCTAACGCTGCCATGCATATGCCGATAGGCGGTGAAACCAATCTCCTCCTTACTCCATCCTTACATGGGGTAGGGGGGTCTTTGGGTGAAAATAAGTACATAGCCCCTCAAGGGGCTTACAGGGATTAACATCAAGGAGAACAAAATGGATCTTGCACAATTGCGGTCTGATTGGGATAGGATTAAGAGTGGTGATGGTGGGCATTGCCCTGTCTGTGATAGATGGGGAAAGATATACCCAAGGGGTATCAATAGAACGATGGCTAGATCTTTGATTTGGCTTGCAGCTAAGAGCAACGAGGGTAACTGGGTTGATGTTCCTAACACTGCCCCTGCTTGGATTCTGCGTTCAAACCAACTACCGACTTTGCGTTGGTGGGATATGGTTGAGAGGAACGATACAGAGAAAAGTTCAGAGAATAAACACTCCGGAATGTGGCGTGTAACTACCTATGGCAAACTGTTCGCAGAAAATAAAATTGATGCACCCGACAAGGTGTTTACATACAATGGTGAAGTCGTTGGGCGAAGCATCAACATGACGAAAATCACCTCATGTTTTGAGTACGATTTCGACTACGATGAAGTCTTCCATACTTTCAATTCCTTCTATTCGGAGTAGCCATGACACGAAACTATAAACAAGAATACAAGACACAAGTTTCAAGAGATGAACACCCCGACCGAATGGAACGACAGCGAGCAAGACGCAAGCTTGACGCTAAAGGCGTAAGCCGTGCAGGTAAAGATGTAGCCCATGTGAAAGCCCTGTCCAAGGGCGGCACAAACAAAGATGGGATTACATTGCAGACACCTGCAAAGAACCGAAGTTTCCCAAGAAAATCTAACGGTTCAATGAAATGATCACAGAGCAGCTAGTGAATGCCGCTAAGGGCGGCAGGATTACCTGTCCTTACTGTTCCTCCGATAGGAAGAAATCTACAACTAAAGACATGACCGTTTCCAATAGAGAAGACGGCGCAGTTGTTTACCATTGCCACCACTGCTCTGCCAGTGGTTCAATACAGCCCACCAAGAAATTAACTCTCGTCAAGGAGAAGAATGTGCCAGTCGCTATAACCGTTGAACAAACAAACCTACAACCATTCCACTACGACTACCTACTGTCTCGTGGTATTTCAAAACCAACCGCAGACAAGATGAAGCTGTTCGGTGCAGATAAATTCTTTGCCAAGCTAGAACGAAACTCAGATGCCATTGGCTTCCCATACTACCGAGAGGGTAAGTTGGTGGCGGTTAAATACCGCAGCTTCCCTGATAAAGCGTTTACACAAGACGCGGGCGGGGCACATGATTTCTTTGGGATTGATCTCCTTGAGAAGGGAAAGCCCATCATCATTGTCGAAGGTGAGATTGACTGCCTTACCCTAATGGAAGCAGGTATACCAAATGTGGTGTCAGTTCCAAGCGGCGCACCTATCAAGGTTGCAGACGGCAAGGTAAAGCCTGAAGAAGACAAGCGGTTCGGATATATATGGAACGCAGAGGAGTATTTAAACGCAGCACCCTATGTGATCCTTGCCACAGATCAGGATGTTGCAGGTCAGGCATTAGCCGAAGAGTTGGCTAGGCGTATTGGTAAGGACAAGTGCAGACTTGCCAAGTTCCCCACCAAGGATCTCAATGAGTTGTATTTGAGTTTTAACGACCCGACTACGCAACACAACGACCCGACACGGAAAATACAGGACATCAAGGATGTACTCGACGCTGCCGTAGCCTACCCCGTCGCAGGCTTATCGCAGGCCGACACCTACAAAGACCGTTTAAACGACCTCTTCTCCAAGGGCACGGGCAAGGGGTCGTCAACCGGCTATGCCTCGGTAGATGCTGTTTACACAGTGGCAACATCCCAACTCACCGTGGTCACTGGCTATCCCTCATCGGGTAAGTCCAACTTCGTGGATCAGATTATGGTCAACCTAGCACGGACAAACGACTGGAAGTTTGCTGTCTGTTCCTTTGAGAATCAGCCTGAGATTCACATCTCCCGACTGATGGAGATGTACACCAAGAAACGATTCTTTGATGGCAAGGAACGCATGACCGCTGAGGAGAAGGATAAGGCGTTTAAATTTGTCAACGACCACTTCATCTTCATCGACCACAGCGGAGAAGAACCATCAACCCTAGACTCCATCATTGAGCGCACCAAGGCGGCTATTCGGCGCATGGGTGTGCGTGGTCTAGTCATTGACCCATACAACTACATTGACCTAGTGCGTGATGGATTGACCGAAACAGAGGCCATCTCCTCCATGTTGACCAAGGTACAAAAGTTCATCAAAGCCTTCGACATCCACTGTTGGTTCGTTGCCCATCCATCCAAGATCCAACGAGCGGGTGTGGAACAGCCTCGCCCTGACGGTATGAGTATCAGCGGATCGATGGCGTGGTGGGCAAAGACCGACAACGGCATCACAGTCCACAGGAAGATCGACCATGTAGAGATCGCAGTATGGAAGTGCAGGTATCGGTGGGTGGGTACACAGGGGGAGACTACCCTGCTCTACAACAAAACATCAGGCACATACTCAGAGAATCTAGACTCGTTTTAGCATTTAAACAGTTAATTTTTTGTGGGGTTACGGGTGAGGTTACAGACGTTACAAGGGTGCAAGCCAATGTTTATGCGGGTGTAGTGTTTAAACAAAATGCTCATCCCGGTAGTTCCGGGAATCGAATTAGCGTTTAAACATCAGCGCGGTACTTAACCGGTAGCTCACCAGATGAGCTTCAGTCTTTCTTTCTAGTAAAGATTTAAACAAGAAAAAGGGCAGGTAATTCCTGCCCTTCTTACTTTGCGCTGAAAACAGCCCTATGCAGCGTCTCGTAGCACCCTAAATAATAGGGCAGTCCATCCTGCATTCGGGCGATATGCCAAACCTTATTGAAGTAGATGTACTTACCCCTCTTGGGTGGAACTTTGACCACTTCCAACAAGATGGGGTACTTCGACTTAGCGGCTCGGACATACGGACAGTCAATCGCCTTGACTTGTGAGAACACTATTGCAGATCTCTGCGTAGCGGTTGAGATGGTCAGGCTCAAGGTAGTTTTTAATATCCTCAAGCAACTCCATCATCGCAGGTGCAGCAGTGATCAGCCTAGTGTTTAAACGCTGTGAATGCATTGTCATAGACCGGTTGGTGCAGTCTGCGATCAGGATCTCACCCAATTGCGTGTGCGCCCAAACGGTGGTTTTGTTGGTGTGATACCAACTACTGGTTTCTATTGTCATGTCATCACCTACAGAATCGGTTGGTCAGCGGTGGCTCGTTCAAAGGCATCCTTGGTATCTTCAATGAACATGGCGACCTGATCAGTCGTGTTGTTCTCTACCAAGTACCACACGGTGATGTCATCGACCATCCACTGATTCTCGACCTTCAAGGCGGCAATGACCTCCTCATAGGTCATGTCATCGGGGTAGTCGGACAGCCATTGATTAAGGGCAAATTGTTCTGATAATTTCATTTTGTTTCTCCTGTGCTTAAACCTTCGGGTATCTCTACCTCGTCACCTAATTTGCTTGCAACGTAGCAGCGCATGGCTGCAATAAGAGGGTGATGCGGGTCGCGCCCATAAAAACTCTTGTTGTAATTGAAGTCTTTTTGCGCCACCCAATGGTCAACAACCCAACCAAGTTTTATCTTCTCTCGCTCAATAATCGGCCCACCTTGTGACCAGTCGGATAAGAAACCTCCCTCTTGATGACGGTGCAGACTATCGCAGTATTCGTCCGATAAATGTATTCCGTCGGGCGCAAGTAATCCTTCACACTTCGCCACTGCCCAGTCAAGGGCGACTCCTGTTAATTCTGCTGTCTTCATTCTGTATCTCCTTGATTAAATAATTCGGTTAACACATGACCAACTATCGCCGACCCATACATGAGCATTAGCTTGGATAGATATCCATCCATATCCCATGCAACTGCAAGCACAAGCACTGCCTGTGCTGCCATAAAAACCATATACCGTGCGTCCATTTTCATTCTCCTTTAAGCTGCTAATTTGATTTGTTTAAACGATGCATCACCAAGGTTGCCACCGTTCTCAACTACCACCGACTGTGTGTAGACCCTTGACACATCGCCACCTATGCCCACACCCACTGTGGTGATACCAAGGTTTTCTCCGCTGATGGCCTGTGCCCTTGTCGCCTCGATGTGACCGTACCCATCGGTCAGGACAAAGACCACCTTGCGTGACTCAGGGCGAGCGTACAAGATCTCATGGCTGTAGCGCAGTGCATGGTAGTCATTGGTTGACCCTGATGCCCTGACCTTAGCCAACAACTGCACAGTGGCAGGTACAGGCTTGGTGAACTCCTTCAACACTGCAACGGTTGACCCAAAGCTGACGATGGCTGTCTTGACCTGCGCCCGATTCAGGGTATCGAGCAATGCAGCAGCAGCGTTCAGTGCCTGTTGAATGCGGGTTACAACCACTGGGTTACCGTCAGCACCCCTGATAAGGTGTTTGTCCCACATTGACCCTGAAAGATCCAACATGATCACCACCGCAGAGTCCACACCCTCAGTCTCAAGGCGGCGTTTAAACAGACGGTCAGATGTCTTGATGTTGCAAAGGGATTTGACATTGATCGATCCCGCACGGCGGTTGGTTTGGAACTCGTCAGTGCCACTGTTCTCGAACAACTTCTTCACCTCAAAGCGCAGTCGTGCAGGTACATTGATATCGATCTCGAATGCATCGGTATCGCGTGTGTGCTTCTGTGCGCCCCGCACTTCTTGGACGGAGTAAGTACCGCCATAGCCTTGGCCTTCACCCAGTTTAGGCTCGACCTCGACAGCCTCGGTTTTGTCGGTTGGTGCTGTTGCCTGACCCACGCCTTGACCTTGGCCTTGGCCTGCGCCATTACCTGCGTCTTCACCCTGTTCTGTGCCCTGACCCTCACCTTCAACTCTTCCGTCCTTTTTAGACCCCTGTGGAGGCTTTTTAGGGGCATTCTTTGACAACCCCTTCAACTGGTCATGTACCCACTTCGCAAGCTTGAGGGTGTCAGTAGAACTTTTGCAGGTGTCTAAACGTTTAAACGCTTCCTTGAACACAGGCTCAAGGCCATTAGCCAGTGGGCACTTAACTGCCGCATGGTCACGCAGGTAGACCGCCAACACAAACGGATACTGGCGAGGATCTGCCCAGTCCTTAACTGTATCGTTGGCCTCGGTTGCCATGCTGTTAATGAGAGTCGAGAGCAGCGGGGCAATGTTGCCTGTCAGCCCTGCCTGAATGCCTTTGCGTTCGATCCATGCGTCCTCAATTGCGTTGTGCAACTGGCTCACATACTGATCCATTGAGCGAGCATCGAAGTCGGTGTACTTGCGGTGCAGCAACTCATGGATCACAAAGCCGATGTACTTGTCGAGCAGTGCCTGAGTCACAATTGCATCGTCAGCCACCGATGACAGGATGATGTCTCCTGCCTTGTTGATAGCAGCGGTGGTGATGCCATTCATCCACTCGATGGTAATCTTCATGCCCAAGTCAGCAGCGATCTTGTGTGCTGCCTTCTCTACGCCTTGGCGGAACTGGATACCGTTAATTCGTTTCATTGTGTGCCCCTTAAAATGGTACTTCTGTTTGCTCTGTGATCACTGGAATCACTGGAGTCGGAGTCGGAATATCTGCCAACAATTTCTCGATGTAATTTGCGCTGATATATGCCGACTTGATGCCTTCGATGGCAGTCGCTGACTCGGACGGTTGACGGTGACCGATGGACGCAGCCCATGCCTCATTCACTCCCAGTACAGCCACTGAGCGAACAAAGGCCATCACCTGACGGATCGATGGTGCATCCACAATATCGCCTGATGCTACCTTGGCACGGCAAGCGTGAACTGCCCTGAGAATGTGTTCTGCCAACTCAGGCTTGCAGCCAGTGTGACGGACAACGGCCTCGACCTCGGTGTCGATGTCCATGTGTTTAAACGCTACCACACGAGCGAAGCGGTCAGCCAGTGCGCTGTTCATGGATCGAGTCCCTGCATAGCGTCCTGACTCGTCACCGTTGGTCAAAGTATTGTCGGCAGCAAAGACCAACACAGCAGGGGCACGGCGGCGAACTGACCCACCGTAGGAGACAGCACTGCTTGGCTCTAGGAAGCCATTCAGGGTGGCTAAAGCCGCAGGATCTGCGTTGGTGATCTCGTCCAACAGGATCAAGGTGGCAGGGGTAGTAAAGGCTCTCAGGAAGTCACCCTCCTTGAACACGGTATCGCCATTCTCAAGGCCAACTGACCCGATGTAGTCTTCACTGGTGGTGTACTTGTGGAAATTGATCCGGCAGTATCCACGGCCTGTTTTAGCTGCGAACTGGCGCACTGTCTCAGATTTGCCTGTACCTTTTTCGCCACCGAACCAAAGGTTTTCGCCTGTGGTCTGAGAGAGCAAAAGGTGCTTGAGAATTCCCTTAGTCCAAACAAAATGGGGATCGACAGAGGGGGTACTGGCATCGTTGTAGATGTCAACCATCAACTCATTGCCCACGGCATCGGTCACCTTGACCCCGAACACCTCAGAGACAGGCAGTGAACCCTGCTTGGTGACGCTGACCATCGACCCGATGGCAGCCTCTGCCCCTGCATCCTTGACGGCAACCTCGAACTGTTTAAACGCAGCAGCGATCTTGGCGGTGACCTCGGTGGCGATCATGTCGGCGGGGATCATGTCGCTGATCTTTGACACCTCGCCCCGCATGGCCTTGATGTCTGACTCAAGGCTCGAATACAGTGATGAAACGTGAATTTCAGCAGCTAAGGCACGGTCACCCAAGCGGTTGATCGCAGTCGATGCATCAAGCGCAGTCTGTAGGGCACGGTCAGCCACATCGGACGCAACAGCGTTGTGGTGGTCAATGATTACCTGTTTTGGAGACGTGCCTGACACTGCAAAATGGGGCGAGGCGTTCTTGATTTGTTCAAGGGACAGCGCACCGTTGCGGATACTTGCAGCAAGCATAGTCACAGCAGCGGCCTTGTTTATCCAGTCAAAAGCGGTGTAATTCTCCAATGCGCCACGCAGCACTGGTGCGGGAAGCTGAGACAGATCGATGGTGTAATCGTTAGCCATTATTGAACTCCTCTCAACTGAAATTCTGCGTTGTTGCAATCATCGTTGTAGCAAGATGGCAAACCCTGAGCAGCCCACTTAGCACTCAAGCGAATGCTATAGCCACAGCAGGGGCACACAGCCTTGAGCATACGAGTCGTTTGCACCTTACGGTTGGAGACGGTCAGCGCACCGTGAGGGTAAGCACCCAGTGAGTCGATGATGTCAGAGAATGCAGCCTTGAACACGTCACCGCCAGTGGTGGCCTTGTACCCTGCTTTTCCTGCGCTTGGCAGCAGGTGCATAGCGTCAGCGGCCTTCTTAAAATTCACACCGTGATTCATCGCCCCTGCGGTGGTGTGGCACAACTCATGCACCAAGACATCCATCACACGGTATGCGTCCGCTAAGGTGGGGGAAACCATAATCTCCATGACCTTGTCCGCACTGGCGGTATCTGCCCAACATTCACCGATGCTGCCACTGCGCTTGGCAGTCAAAGGAAACCCGCAGGTCACCCGAATGTTAGCGGCTATCGGTGCGGCCTTGGCATCGAACACGGCACGGAATTCTTCTACAGCAGCGTTCAGCCACTCTTCCCTCGTTGCATAAATCTTTTCCATCTTATCTCTCCTAGTGGTAGGGCAATATCGCCCACAAAAAAATTCTACTATCGTTTAGTTTAAACCGTCAAGCTTTATTTTCAGGCACTCAGCGTAAGTGCCAGTAAAAATAATCTTGTAGCTTGTTCGCAACACTTCGCCCTTGCAGACAATGACATTGCCAAAGGCGTTGATCTGTGCGGTGTACATCATTCGCCCCCTAGTACTTCGATCCAATGACTGCGAGCATATCGCCGACCATTGCCGAAATGTCAGTGAACTTTTCAAGCCGTTTGAGAGACACGAATTTGGTATCCCCTGACTCTGCGTAGTCACCCTGCACAAGAACACGGTCACCTGACCAGTGCCCAATCAGGTCGTGAGCAGGGAAGTCGCCGCCTCCACGAGCGTTGCTGTTTGCCAACAGTGCGAACAGTGCGGTGCTAGTGCTGCCGATGTGCCCCACTTGCTCGTACAGCTTGAGTCCATTGTCGATGGCGTGAGGCTCAATAAATTCTTTTTTGTCTAGGTTGTAGACCTTGTGGTATTGCCCCATGATCACACCCCCTTTGCGTTAATGTGGCCTTGCTCGATCAGAGCAGCGGCGGTGCGACCGAACCATCCTTGCAGAGTCCAAGCCATGCCAGTGTCCACAAGGTGCTGCCAAGCTTGCAAAACCTGATCTTCTGACTCAGCATCAATGAAGCCCTCAGCGATACCAACAGCGGTGTAATTGTCCATTTTGATTCTCCGAAACAGTGCAACATCGCACTCACAAGCCCTGATCCACAGGGCGAGTGGCTGCTATTTCACAGATTTGATCAAGCCGTTTTCCATCACTACATTGGCAAAGAACTCACGCCCTTTGTGGGTGATGTGTGGGCGATTTGCCCCTGTCAATGTGCCGCTGTCCTTGTACTCAGCACCGAACATCGATGTCTCGATGTAGCGCAGTGGCTTGCCCACTGCCTCTTTCATGGCCTTCTTAGATTCGTAATTGAAAACTAGCATTTTGATTCTCCGGAACAGTGCAACATTACACTGGTAAGCCCTGATGCACAGGGCAAACCGCTGAAATGTTAGGCAGCGTACAAGGTGTTAAAAACCTCGTACAGACCGACTGAATTCAAAGCCAAGCCTGTAGCCACTGCCACTAGCATGGAGAGGTTGTCTATAGTGCCTGTGTGGGCTTGCTGTTTAGCTGCCTCGTAAACCTTAGCTGTGTGCAGTGCTTGGATGATGTCGTAGGTGGTCATTTTGTTTGTCCTAGGTTGTAAGCGATATTGCTTAGGAACGATTATAGATATCGTTTTGTGTAAACAGCAAGCTTTATTTACGGTGTCAATCTACAAAATTGCTACTGTGGTTTTATACAGTGGTGTGAACTGGTCAAGGGGATCAATAACAGTATGCGCCCGTGCGTAGCAGGGTTCATGCCAAGAGACCGAAACAGGGCAAACACTGTATATACATACATGGCTCTAGAATCGATTTAAAGGGGTCATTTGGCGACTTTAGGCATTTTGGCTACCCTGCCCTCAAAAAAAAAAGATCGTGCAGCCAGCGCCGTTTTCACTGTTTTGGTGCATTTGTTATCCACAATTTGCGGTGGATAACTTTACTTGTCCACAGGTCTGTGGATAACATATAATGCGAACCGTGCTGTATGTACGATCAGTACTGTACAATTCCACAGACAACTGTTTAAACATAGGAGAATGCTATGGCAACCACCACATCGATAGAGTACTTGGAATCACTGGAGTCAGCAGACGATGATGAGGGTGAAGACTCACTGGGCACTGATGATTTTGAAAACCCCGAAGGCGAAGCCGAACAGCTTGCCAGTACTGCAGACGCACCAAGGGTGAGATCAATCAAAGGTAGACAGCTAACAGGGAAGCAACAGGCATTCATTGCAGCCAAGATCAGTGGCATGAGTAACAGCCAAGCCTATAGAGAAGCGTACCCAACAGACGGAAGCAGTGACAGGGTGATTGCAGCCAATGCATATAGGCTAACAAGGCATCCACTGATAGCACCAGTGCTTGAAAGGGCTTGGGAAGAGACAGTCGAACACCTGACGGAAGACGCTGCTGCCACAAAGCGGTATGTGTTGAAGTCGTTGTTGGCACTAAGCAAGACCGCCAAGCAGGAA